CTATTTTTTCCCAGTATTGATTATTATTTCTATTGAGAAAGTTTTTTATCAAATACCAAGACATACCTAAGTAACCCATCTTCTTAAATCTACGACTATCTTGACCAAAATAATGATCAGCAATCATAAATTTTTTAGGACTATACATTTTAGATAAGAAGAAGTCTTCTGATGTGGCATATTTATCAGGAAAGCGGCCAAATTCATTAAATTTACTGGTTCTAGTGAGCATATATGCCCCAACAGCAAATGGCATCCATCGTGATAGAATTTTGTTGATTAAATTGAACAGCGAAAAGGCGAGAGTAGTTCTGATCGAATCATCATAACACTTGATATTTAAACCTACAAGATCGAGGTTCTTTTCTTCTAACAGATTCAATGTGTCTTTAATGACAGTGTTGCTAAAAAATCTAACATCAGCATCTATGAAAAGAATATATGGTGTTTTTACAAGTTTAGCTCCATTATTCTTTGCAGTTGATACTGGACCGCCTTTAATAATAGTAACATTTAGATTGCCTGAATGTGAATCTATAACTTCTCGAGTTGAATCGGTCGAGGCATCAGCAATATATATTTTTACGCCTTCAATACCTTCTTGTCTCTTCAGACTACCCAGCAAATAAGAGATATAATTCTCTTCATTCTTACATGGAACGACAATAGTAATTTTGTCGTGCATTAAAGTTACTTTTTTCTACCGATATTATATTTCGTCACGAGGCTCCATTCGTTTTTTTCCTTGAATGGAAGGATCTTAATTTGGTTCAAAGGAGTCTGAGGATCTACGATTTTATTTGGATCCACTACTGCAATCAATCCCCAGTCGGAGAGAAGCTTGACTATTGTATTTCTTCGACCTTTGTCTTCTGTAGAGAAGTCCGATGGTTTACCGTCAAGAGCAAAGAGCTCTTTAAAGTGGACGATATAATATTTACCTTGTTTGTGTAGGATATGACAAGACTGATAAAGAGTCTTGTCCTTACGAGAAGCCACGCCAATACGAGTCAGAGTTTCACGAACTTTTAGGAAATCATCCTCTTCGCCTAACCTCACTTCAATTAAAGTTTCTAATACACTCATGTTTCGCCCTTCTGAATCTTTTTCTTTATTATTTTTATGTGTTCAGAGGAGAGGATATCAAGAGCTGCCTTGGCAGCATGCCGGCTATAACCGTAATACTCTGCAACCGCTTCGAGATCTTCATCCTTTTCTTTTTTTACCCACTTAGCAAAGCGTTTGCTAGGTCGAATAATATTTATTAAAAAGGAATATTGCAGTTTGTTGTCGAGACTGTGGTTACAGTTCATCATGTTTGCGGCGTGGATACTATCCGCGAAGTAAGATAAAGATCGATTTGTTAGCCAAGGACTGTAAGTCTTCTCGGCGAGTGCATCATTCTCGGTGCCTTTCATCAGGTTCTTCTTGGTCGAGTTGATCGAGTTCACGAAGTCGAACGGTTTCATCTTTGCGGCCTTTCATTATCACTTCTGCAGACTTGTCAAAGAAGTCTGCACATTTTTCACAGATCTCGAGAGATGCTGTCCCGTCTGCAGTTTCGAGACGAAGTTCATGGAACACCGCTTTCTTCGAATACTTATCCATGCAGATGGGGCATTTCTTTTTCCAGATCACAGAAACTCGCAGTCAGCCATAATTTCAGTCAAACATGCCATCAGATTGATCTCTGGATCGGCAGCAAATGCATTCTGATACTGATACTTTGCAAGATGGAGTACGAGTTGAGGCATACTGCCTTTGCCGATATAATCCTCGGCCTTATCGAAGAAGGCGCGGAAGAACTCTGTCGGTTCGATGTCAGACTCTCCAAGCCACTTCCGAACGGCTGTGAAGTTCTTGTCCTTCATATAACCGATCAGCTTGGCAAGTGCATTATCAGAGAAGTTGCGTAGGATACCAGTGTCGATTTTACCAGTCGCGCTGTAGCGTTGCAACTCATTGATCACTCGGCGCCAATCAGGAAAGTGAGACTTGATCACTTCAGCCACAACTGGCTTCTCGTATTCTACACCTTCAGTATCAAGAATGCCGCATACTCGTTGCATGAATTGTTTTGCAAGAGATGGGAGTTCTGACTTCGGGATCTTGAACTTGATCACAGAACAACGAGAATGAAGAGGCTCGATGATACGATCAACAAAGTTACAAGTCAGAATGAATCCGCAGTTGGCACTAAACTCTTCCATAAAGTTACGTAAAGCTGGTTGAGTCGACTGAGGATTGAGATAGTCGGCTTCGTCGAGGATTACCATCTTTCTGCCACCCATCAGAGAGACAGAGCTGGCAAACTGCGAGATGTCGTTACGCAGCATGTCGATGTTGCCGTTCATCGAACCGTTGATAACGATGTAGTCACACTGTAGTTCTTCGCACATGGCTTTGGCCACAGTCGTCTTACCAACGCCTGCGGTACCAGAGAGAATGAGATTAGGAATGTTCTTCTGATCAACAAACTGTTGAAATGTCTTCTTGAGTTCGTCAGTCAGAATAGTGCCGGACACGGTTTTCGGGCGATAGCGTTCTACCCACAAAAAATCTTCAAGCATAATATAATCTCCGTCACAAAAAGTGGGCGATGCCGAAACACCGCCCATTCAAATCAAGCCTCGAAAGCAGAGTTGGATTCAACGGCAATCCAATACTCTACACTCGCACCCTTCCAGTGGCTGAGACCTTTCGAAGAGATCGATACGTCATAAGAACCTGGAATCAACTTCATACAATCCGAACGGAATACCATGCGGAAGCGAGACTCCGTTTCACCAACTTCGATGCTAAACGAATCGTTGCTAGTGCCACGAGTATCAACTGCTTGAAGCAAAATCTTGCCATTCTTCCCAACGATAGCAATCTCGGGCAACTGAGAAACTGCCAAGGCCTTCATCACTCGATTGAGTGCTTCTTCTGAAATCAAGCAGTTGACTTCAGGATTCGGCAACTCAATCTCGCGATCAGGAGGAACAATGATCAGCGAAGGATCAGTGACAGCATACTGAAACCGATTGTTGCCTTCGATGAGTTCTACGTATGAGTCCTTGATTTCAATCTCAGGATCATTAAACAAGGAGAGAGTGCCGATAAACCTTGAGAGGTCATATACGGCAAAACCCTTCTCGAAGTCTTGCTTAATCGTTGCTTTTGCAAGAACAGACTTTGTACTCGAAATAGTACGAATCACATTTCCAGGCTTGAACATGATGTTCTTGTTAATAGCCGAGAAGTTCTTGAGTACCTGCAACGTATCATTATCTAATTTCATAATAAACTCTCCATGTGTTCGGAATATTCAATATACCAACGATTGTATTAATTGTACACTCTTATTTTTTGTTCTTTCCAATGGCACCGGGATCTGCAGTTGCTGCTGCACCGATGCGCGCGATGTCTGGCAGAGAACCGCCGAAGACATAAGAACCAACGTGCTTCAGTTCCATCCACGGGCAAAGCCATACTTTCATTCCAGCATTTCGAACCCACTGACAGAACATATAGTCTTCAGAGAGATAACGCTTCGAGTAATCCTTCAGCAGGCCGTTGTTCGGATCTTTCACAAAGTCTACGATCTCTTTGGCTTTTGCCTTCGGATTCTTTTTGAGGAATTCTTCGAGTTCTGCGTTCATGTTCGTACGCTTATGGTCGATCGGAGTATCGAAGAATGCCATGATCTCACGGCTGCCATCAAAGTGTTCAGTACGAACGTGATCTGGCTTGTAAAACTGCTGAGGATAAGCCTTTTCAAACTTTTCAAAAGTATTACGGCGAATCATCATAAAACCAGTACCAGCTTCGAGCACTTCGACTGGCTGACCGAGCGGAATCTCGCGAGTCTCACCAGTCGGATTAAAGACGTAGTCACCAACAAACTTTTCGAGATCGTTTGGATTCTCGTCAGCCATGCCCTTATCTACCGCAAGCTTGATCTTTTCCCAGCTGATGCACTTCTTCGGATATGGACCAGCGATGATGTCGTAGTTATCTACCGTTGCATCTGGATTCTGCAAAGCGAGTAGTGCGACTACGTCGTTAGGATTGAATCCAATGTCCGAGTCAATGAACATCAAGTGAGTATCACCTGAACGCATGAACTCATCAGCGCAGTAGTTACGTGCTCGAGTAATCAGAGACTCGTTGAAGAGGAAGTAGAATCTGACTTGGATTCCGTAGTGTGTGCAGAGTGCCGAGAGATCTGCGATTGAGCGTGTAAACATACCTGCGCATTGGCCACCATACATTGGTGCGGCGATAAAGAGCTTGCGCTTACGTAGCTCTTCCATTGGAACATTAATTTCAATACCCATAATTAATCCTTATTTTCAGTATCATGAACGTGGAGTTGCATAATTGCGTAGTGGATAACCTTCAAAAGGTCCTTTCGCCATTCGGCGGGATCACCCTTACGACCGTATCGTTGAGTGTATTTCATCATATTCCCGATATTAAAACCAGTCCCGTGACCAGCATCGATGATGAATTCTGTTGCTTGATATTTATTTCGGGAATAGTGCTGCTCGTAAGTAGCATCGATGTAAGACTGAATCTCCTTCAAAGATTCGCCTTCATTGTATTTATACTCGATTTTTGCCATTATATAAAAAAGTCCTCAAGAGTTGCGAGTTTTGTTTCAGGTAATCCAGACCATTTCCTTCCTTGCCAATGTGGATATGAATTTCGAGAGAGGTGTACAGATTTTGGTTTCTCCATACATTCAAAGTCAAGTTCACCTCTCTCGTTGAGAAGTGGATCAACCCACTCGATAAAGTTGACACTGCCTTGTGCACATAACTTTTTCATTTCATCTTTAAAAACAAGACGACATTTGTTTCTTTGTTCCCATGATCCGTAGAATGGTGAGCCTTTATAGTAACCGGTCTTTGGAAGTATTCGCGATTCATGCTCGATCGGAAGTAATTCATATGCATAAACTTTGGCAAGATCGAGTTGATACAATTGCTCGTAGTATTTCTTTGCAAGATCGCGCGTCGCTTGTTCAGGATTAGGTCGACGGCAGAGGTGATGACGAACGTCGATGTTACCAAAGTAGAATTCAGCAATCTCATGATGAGGTTCGATGAAAGTTTGTAGGCCTTCTTTGATCGCACCGTGAAGAGTCTTGAAAGGAACAGAATTAACGAACCAACCTGGACGATACATGCAAATGGCGTGACTATCACCAGCCACTGCTCGGTTCGTAGTTTCAATTTCACGAACCGTGATGGCAGTATCTTCAAGTTTCTTTAGATTTTTCCAATCAACGAGATGCCAATCAGGATGGATATCACCATCAAGTCGAGGCTTTAACATCTCGCTGTACTTTGGATGATCGATCCATAACGAGTAGACAGGAGCCTTTAGCTTTGAGTATCGAATTAGCTTATCGATATTGCCATAATTTTTCATGCCGCCGAAAAGGTTCAGAGAGCCAAACCAATCGTTGCCATGATAAGTATAGACTTGATCGAACGATCCAGGATCTGGATGAATATCACCCGTGCGATCGAGATGGACATTACCAAACTCGACGCTCAATTGCTC